CTTTTGACGGTGTGAAATTATTTGTAGCTAACGGTCTTGCTGATAACGATGCAATCGCTGCTGAAAAATCAAACTTGTTCTTCGGTACTGGACTACTTTCTGACCACAACGAAGTTAAAGTTATTGATATGGCTGATCTTGACGGTTCTCAAAACGTAAGAGTCGTAATGAGATTTACTGCTGGTGTACAGTATGGTATTGTTGAAGATATCGTAACTTACGGTATTGCTAACACTGCTAATAATCCTTAATAAATAATAATTAATCAAAAAGGGTGGGTCGGTTTATATCCTACCTGCCCTTTTTTAATACCAAAAACTATGGCTTGTGATTTAACTGGAGGAAGATTAAAACCTTGTAAAGACGCTGTAGGTGGCATTAGAAAAATTCATTTTGTTGACTTCGGAGATCTTGGTACTGTTACCCTAGGGTCAAGTGATGAGGTTACAAATATGGATGGGACTTTTAGCTACCATACTTATGATGTCAAAGGAAACTCTTCTTTAGAAACAAATATTCAAACTTCCTTGGAGAACGGAACTACCTTCTTTGAGCAAGTATTAAACGTAACTCTACACAAACTAACTAAAGAGGATAACAAAGAGCTCAAGCTTATGGCTTATGGCAGACCTCACGTTTTTGTAGAAACATTTGATGGCAATTTATTATTAGTGGGTAGAGAACACGGAGCTGAAGTAACTGGCGGTACTGCTGTTACCGGAACCGCAATGGGTGATCTTCAAGGGTATACACTTACTCTTACTGGTAATGAGATAACAATGCCTAATTTTGTTGATGGAGCTACCTCAGCAGATCCTTTTGCTGGAATGAGTTCTGCTACTGATACTCAATCTACTCAGCGTGCTGTATAATTAGATTGATGGGTTTTAAATTCAAAAGGGGGGTTTTTACCCCCTTTTTTTGTATATTAGAAAAAACAATTCAATAGGGTATTAGTTATTTTATTATATGGAAATATTACCAACATCAGGAGATCAAATACTGAAGATAATTCCTCGTGAAAATGCGGATTCTCCAGTTATAAAGTTGACTAATAAGGACACAAGGACAACGGTAACGGTAACTCCAACCAAGACAACTGAACAAGACTATATGGTGTTGAATGGTACTTTTACACTTTCTGAAGATACTATCTACAGATACGTTGTAGAGAAGTCCACAGAAGACACCACAGAGATATACAGAGGCCTTATATACGCCACTGACCAAACAGATTTAGAAAAGTACTATGTGAATCAGGATGAGTACACCGAGGAAGATAGTTTTGATAACGAATTTATTATAATATAATGTCAAGGAGAAAATCACCTAATAGACCTAACCTAATAAAGGCTAAGGATTCTATACACCTTATTAACTTATCTAGTTATACCGCTCCTCAAGTGGTGGAATCAAAGAGATACGACTGGGTAGAATACGGAGACGACAACGAGTATTTTCAATATCTTATAGATAGATACAACGGATCTCCAACCAATAATGCTGCTATCAATGGGATAGCCGAGATGATTTATGGTAGAGGTCTAGATGCCACCGATAGTGAGTCAAAACCAGATGATTACCAAAAGATGAGGGATTTATTCTCTAAAGATTGTATGAGGAAGGTTTGCTACGACTATAAAATGATGGGTCAAGCCGCTCTTCAAATAATCTATTCTAAAGACCGATCTCAGATTGTGCAAGCTGAACATATACCTATTGAGACGTTAAGGGCAGAGAAGGCTTCTGATGGCGAAATAAAGGCTTATTATTACAGTAACGACTGGAGTAAAGTACAAAAGAATGATAAACCTAAAAGAATATCGGCTTTTGGAACAAGTAAAGATGGTATTGAAATATTATACATTAGACCTTATAGAGCTGGATTTTATTACTATTCCCCAGTGGATTATCAAGGGGGATTGCAATATTCCCAATTAGAAGAGGAAATATCTAATTACCATATAAGCAATATACAGAACGGCTTACAGCCTTCTATGCTTATTAACTTTAATAACGGAACCCCTGACAAAGAACAAAGAGACGCCATTGAGAGAGCTATTTATGACAAATTTAGCGGTACTAGTAATGCGGGTAAATTTATTCTTGCATTCAACGATAGTAAGGAGCTTGCTGCAACTATTGACCCTGTAACTATTCCTGATGCCCATCAACAATATCAGTTTCTATCTGATGAGAGTATGAGGAAGATTATGGTTTCTCATCGTATTGTATCGCCAATGTTGGTAGGAATAAAGGACACTAGTGGTCTTGGCAATAATGCTGATGAGCTTATGACGGCTTCTCTTTTAATGGACAATACTGTTATTAGACCAATGCAAGTTACTATTATAGATAACCTAGAAAGGATATTAGAATATAATGGAATAGAACTAGATATATACTTCAAAACTTTACAGCCACTTGAATTTACTGATTTGACAAATGCGATTAGCGATAGTGAAATAGAGAAGGAGACTGGTGTAAAAAGAGACGTTGAAGAAACTGTAGATGAACAAATAGAAGACACTGAATAATGGCAACACCACTTTTTATAAAAAGATCGGATATAGTAAAGAATACAGCGTTAAGCGGAAATGTTGATCCTGATAAATTCCTTCAGTTCGTTAAACTCGCTCAAGAGATCCATATACAGAACTTTTTGGGAACTGACTTATATGATAAAATAAGTAATGATATTATTGCTTCTACACTATCTGGAGATTATCTAGATCTAGTTAACGAGTACGTTCAACCAATGTTAATTCATTACGCTATGGCTGAATACTTACCCTTTGCCGCTTATACTATATCTAATGGTGGGGTGTTCAAACACAATAGCGAAAACGCTACTCAACCTCAAAAGGAAGAGATAGATGTTTTGATTACAAAGGAGAGAGACTACGCTGAATACTATACCAATAGATTCATTGAGTATATGAGTTTTAATGCTAGTTCTAAGTTCCCTGAATATTATTCCAACAACAATGAGGATATATATCCTGATAAAGAAAATTACTATCAAGGATGGGTATTATAAAACAGGAATATAAACCAAAAAAAGAAAACGAAATAAAACTTAATAGTTACTTAAAAAAGAAAGATGGCAAACTCAATCGACTGGGGAAAAACTTACTGCGAAATCCAAGATAATAGTGGATGGGGAGAAGACGAGCAATGGTCAACATTCTCAATCCCAGATATATCAGCTCCAGTTTGCTGGGGTCTTATTCCAGTAACGCCTTTCACAGCCGACTTGATTAGCTATTTTGGAGGAAATTTAACAACAGATACAATACAATTTACAGCGGATATTACACAATTATAAAGAATAAAATATGGCAACAGCTAATTTAACTCAACCAACTAGTGCTGCAAATGGGAACATTCCTTTTATTGGCACAACAGCCAATGATACTACAGGTAGTCCCTTAAGAACTGCATTTGATAGGATAAACGATAGGTTGATAGAAATCTACGGGAGTCAAGATGGATCTAACGTAGTTCAAACTCCTTTTGTAGATGGAGACAATGTTAAAGATGACACCATCAACTCACAACACTACGCTGCTGGTTCTATTGACGAGGAGCACTTAAGCGTTACTAATTCACCTGTAGATGGCTACGTTTTAACCTACGACAGTGGTACTCAAGGATTTACTTGGGAACAGAAGTTTGATGGGGACATCACTGGGATTGTAGCTGGAAATGGTCTTACAGGAGATGCCGCCTCAGGAGAAGCGAGCTTGGCTGTAGGAGCTGGTACTGGTATCACAGTTAATGCTGATGATATTCAGATTTCTGATAATGGAGTAGATCACGATCAGTTAGCTGCGAGATATACTGACAAACAAGATATCTCTACAACAACTGGAACTATCAACTTAGATGCATCCTTATATTCCATATTTGAATTGACTGGGAACTTAGGAACTGCAACTTTAAATATTCAAAATATAAAGAAAGGAACTGTAATTGATATTATTCTTTCTGGTTCTGATTTATCAAGTGCGGTAATTACACTATCGGATGATTTTACTACTTCCGCAATAAATAAAATTGGATCAACTGATTTAGATACAAGCGGTACAAATCTTATACAAGTAGTTTGTTTAGATGATAATGATTCCGATGCAATATTAAATTACGCTATAGCAACTTATACTACCGATACAACACCATAATTATGAAAGCAAGAGTTAAAAACGGACAAGTACAAATATATAAAAGTTTACCCTCTGAATTTACTAATGCAGATGGTAGTGTTATTCTAAACTTTAGAAAAGCTGATAATGAAACTTTGAAGTCAGCAGGGTTTTACGATGTTGTAAAGCCAAGCTTTGACAAGGAAATCCAAACCAAAGGTGGTTTATATTTTGACGCAGATAATGAGATAGTAACTTATGACGTTACCAATATTGACTTTAATCAAG